CAGGCGTCTTGGTAGTTGCCTTCCACTTCTTCGAGCATCGGGCTGCCTACCCACTCTATCCATGCCCGTTTCTTTTTGCCCCTGCCTTCTTCCATAATTCGGCCTACGGTGCTTTCTTGTTTGGTGTCCCAGTCGTTGAACCGCATGATGTTGGCGAGGCGTTTCATTTCTGTTTCCTGGTTGTTTTGTTTCGATGGGTGTATTATAACTATTACCTATATTTAATCAATAGGCAATAGTTATATTTTTATTCATACATACCTATTATTCTGATTTTTAAAAGAAAAAAGTTTGAAAAAACCGCCTTTTCGGGCGGTTGTGTCGGTTTTGTGTTGTTTTCAGGTTCGGCGGGCGTGAAAAAGGCCGTCTGAATTTTCAGACGGCCTGCGGGAGTTGGTTGTTTATGATACAGTCATTTCCGCCAGCGGTATTGCGGTGGCGATATCGTGCCGCTTTCTCAGATCTGCCAAATCTTTATTGGCAAACATATTCAGCATGGTAGAGGCGGCCTCTAAAACAGTCGGGTGCTGTTTCAGGTACGCCTCTGCTTTCTCTGCGGCGTAACCGTCTATTTCTGTATTTACTTCGAATATGACGCGGTATCTGGCCGTAATGGCGGCAATCTGTCTGCCGTCCTGTGTGCGCGTATCGTATTGCGCCTCGATTTCTGCGCTGATTAAAAAACGTTCCTCGTTGATTTTCATTTCCTGCGTGGTAACGGTTGCGCTCTCAATCACGATACCGGCCATGTTTTCGGGATGGTGTTCGATATTGGTCAAAAGCGTGTCGAAAGAAAGCATTCTAACAACGGTCATGGCAACTTCCCTTTACTGAAATGCTGCGAGCCTCTGCGGGCACGCGGATTGTTGTCCAGCGGCTGTTTTGCGGCATGCCAGCAGCCTCGGTTTGCGCTGTCAGGGTGTAGGTGCTGCCGCTCTCGGGCAGGGTGATTTCCCTGTTTTGCTGCTCTTGGGGTGCATGGATGTCGCGCACCAGCGTGAGGCGGAAACGTTTGTTTAAAACGGTGGCAATATCGGCAATGGTGTTTAAAGTGAGATTGTTGTCTTCGATATTGAGTATTTGGGATACGCGCGGTGCGCTGATTTCGAGTTTTTCCGCAATGGCTTTTTGGCTGATTCCGCTCTGTATGATTTCTTGGCGCAGCAGGTCGGCGGCAGTGATGTTCAGGGCTTTGCGGTTGTATCGTTTGCGGCGCGAAAAGCCTGAAAGCAGTTTGTTGAGCAGGGGCATTTCAATATCCTCCGTGGCGGTCGTAATGGTCTTTGATGCGGCGCATCCTGCTTTGGTCTGCGGGCAGGAGCTTTGGGGTTTGTTTTTTGATGAAGTGGCTGATTACCATGTCTTTGCCATCCTGCCAGAAGTAGGCGCGAAGGCTTTGCGGGCGGGCGGTTTTGATTGCCCAGAAACACGATCCTTCGTGGTTCAGTTCTATGGGTACGTCGAGATGTTCGCCGTCGCAGTACATGATGATGCGGGTGAGGATTTCTTCGGAATCTTCGCCGCAGACGGTATCCGGCCAGTCTTGCGTGTCCGCATTGATGCCGAGTTGGGTTGCGGCGTCGGCAGACAGGATGCAGCGGAAGACGCTGCCTTGGTAGATTAGGATCGGCATCATAATTAAGTTTTAAGTTAATTTCAATCTTTCAGAGGATGGTTTTGGCTTTTTGCCAATTTGATTTTCAAGGCGATGCAGAATGCGGTTGAGAGGAGCAGGCCGAACAATGATGCCATGACGTTGCCACTACCTTCTCCGTCGGCAATATCTGCCGCATACAGCATGAACCAGTAGGCCAGTATGGCGGCGGTGAGGGGGTAGAGTATTTTCGCCCGCCACGGATAGGGGCGGCGGTAACCGTCGGCGAGATACATCATGCACAGGTATGGCAGTACCGCGCTGGATACGGCAATGAACATTGCGCTGCGGAGGTGTTTGGTGCAGTAGCTGCCGTCGCAAATTATTACAGAGGCCAGTGCCAATGCGCATAACAGACCGGCCACGGTTGCCGCGTCGCGGAAGATTTCCCTAGGTACGGATTTTGCGGTTTTGCTTTTGAGGATTCTGCGTATCCAAAACAGGTATGCGGCGGATAGGGCGATGGCAACAATGCTTTTGACAATTCCCATTATATCTACTTCATTATTCCGCCTTTCGTCCTTAGCTACGTCGTAGAAATCCGGCTGCATCATCCTGTGCCGCAGCGCGTCGGAATCCTGCGTGTCCCGCCAAATCTTGTCGAACTGTTCTTGCAGAATCGCGTTTTCCGGCGCGGCATTTGCCTGCCGCTGTTCCAAAGTATCGTCTATCTGGCCGTCCTCTTGCACTGTTTCATCGAATGTTCCTGCGTCTTGTTCCTGATATGGATATTCGTCCTGCTCCTTTAACTCCTCTGTGTGTTCCGAGACAACCAAAGACTGTCTGTGCTGATTTTCCGCCCTAAGTTTTTCCAATGCTTCGCGAAGAGAAGCATGGGCTGGAACGGCGGTTAGAATTGCTGCGAGTATCACGGCCAACCATATTTTCTTCATGGCTTTCTCCTAATAAAACAGGGTGCTGACCCAGAAGACGCGGCCTAGAACTGGCTCAAACGCCATGCGCCGCGTATGCGTCCGATGATGCGTACGGCATTTAAATCTTCACCGCTCAAGGTTTCGGTTCGGTATGAGCTGTTGTCGCTGATGATCATCAGGCCGCCGCCGACGGTGGATTGCAGCCGCTTGGCCTTCAGGCCGTCTATATACCAAAGCAGGTAGAGGCCGTCGCCCTCGAAGGCTTCGACGGCGGTATCGACGAACATTACGTCGCCGTTTTCGATGGTGGGCTCCATGCTGTCGCCACGGGCTGTAATGACTTGGATTTTGTTGAGGTTTCCGCCCAGTTTCTCCCGCGCCCATGCGGAGGCGACGGTTACATAATCCACAACCTCGATATAGTGGTCGTTAATCGTGCCCGCGCCGCAGGTTGCTTCGGCATTTAAGCGGGGGAAACGTATGCTGTTTTCTTCATTCGATTTTAAAAGCCTGAATGTTTCAATGCCGAAATGGCTTGGTGTTACTACATCAGAAAAATAATCAATTAATTTGTCTAGATGTTTTTTATCTATTCTTCCATTTTTTATCCAACCTGAAACGCTTGGCTGTTTCACCCCAAAATGATCGGCAACCTCCTTTTGACTGACATTTTTTCTCTTAATCGCTTCTGATATTGCTTGTCCTAACTGTTCGCCTGAAAACATTTTATCTCCGATCCAATTGTGCATAAGCATTGATAATCGATAATAAAAGGCATAACCTATAAAAGGCAATAGTTGTATTTAATATAAGTATTAACTATAATGCGGCTATTTAACTGAGTAGCTGGCTATGAGTATTCAAAAAGCAGTTGATTATTTTGGGAATGAATCCCGACTTGCACGGGCGATTGGAGTTAAACAACCGACGGTGTGGGCTTGGAATAAAAAAGGAACGCCGCCACCGATCATTCGGTGTGTGCAGATTGAAAAGTTAACAGGCGGCGCGGTGACGCGCAAAGACCTTCGCCCGGACGACTGGCACGAGATTTGGCCTGAGTTGAAGGAGGATTGAGATGGAGATTGTGCTGGTGAAGTGGGAGGACGCTTTCGGTTGTCCCGAAGGCTGGCAGATGCTGGACGAGGTGGAGCGGGAAACCAGCCTTGTGCAGTCGGTCGGCTTTGTCGCGGCGGAAACGGAAACGACGCTGACGATTGTGCCGCATGTCGGCGGCCTGAACCGCGAAACGCAGCAGGCCGCCGGTGCAATCACGCTGCCGAAGCGGCAGATTATTTCGATTTTTTCTTGTCCGGTGCCTGAGTCAGAACGGAACCGGCAAGGCTCTTAGCGGCTTTGGTCGCGCTTTTCTGGCTTAAGACTCTGCCTGCCAGAGAAGCCGTTTTACTTGATGATTTTTCGTTTTTTGCCATGGAAACCTCCTTGTGAAACTGCGAAATTGCAGCACGGCGGATATTTGGCCGCAGACGGGTTTTTCAATGGCAGGCGACTGAGGAAAGATTGGATGAGCGAACGGGATGATGGTGCATTTGCCAAGCGGGACGGGGCGTGAATGTGCCGGCCAAAAAAAGCCCCGCGTTTGGGCGCGGGGTGGTGGAAGTTTGATTTAAAAAAGTGAGGGTTTGATTATGGACGATAAACAGACGCAATGCAAGCGGATTGTCGATTACATCCGCGAAAAGGGCTGTATCACGTCGCTTGAGGCTTATCAGAAGCTGAAGGTAACGCAGCTTGCGGCACGAATCACGGACTTGGAAAGCGCGGGCTTTGTGTTTACCAAGCCGCGTTTGAAGGTGGACGGTTGCAGACAGCCGGTTACGCATTACTCGATTGTTGAAAACGGGGTGGAAGTATGAGCGCAAGACTGATGGGAATGGCGGAAAAGGACAGAAAATGAAATACATTCCAAATTCGTTTCAGATAGCCAACGCAGTAGTGGACGATTTCCTCTGCCGGATGAGCGGCAGCGCGTGGAAATGCTACGGCATCATCGTGCGCAAAACGACCGGCTGGCAAAAAGAGATGGACTACATCCCCGTTGCCCAGTTCAAAACGCTGGCCGGTATCAAAAAAGATGAAACCGTTACCGATGCGCTGAAAGAGTTGGAGGAATTGGGCTTAATTATCTCCATCAAACGGCAAGGCCAAGTAACCGGCTACCGTCTGAATATGCCCGCCCCACCCCCTGAAAACGGGGGTACTACCACCCCCGAAAATGGGGTACACCCGAAAAACGTGGCTACCCCCGAAAATGGGGACTACCCACCCCCTGAAAACGGGGGTACTACCACCCCCGAAAATGGGGGGTCTTCAAAACACACTACAAAACACACTAATACAAAACACAATATACACGCATCCGCCGCAGCGGACGCGCCTGCTCCTGCCGGCCATGCAGAAACGGGGAGACGTGCGGGGGCGGCAAAACCGAAACCCGCCAAACCGACCAGGCACGAAACCGAACTTGCGCTGCTTGCGACCCACGGCATCACGGGGCAGGAGGCGGAGGACTTTTTGCAAATCCGCAAGGCGAAACGGCAGCCGCTGACGGAAACGGCAATGCGCCTGATTGCAGGGGAGGCGGAAAAATGCGGGATGACCGCACGGGATGCGGTGTTGTACGCCATCGGCAACGGCTGGGGCAGTTTCCGTGCCGAATGGCTGCAAAACAAAACCTTCGGCGGTGCCGCGCAAGCTGCAAAGCCAAACCGCATCAACGACATTCCCGCGCCGATGAAGGGCGGGGCTTACTTGGCAAAGGATGTGCTCTGACATGGCGACAGTTGGCGAAATTTTGAAAGGCAGTCATTGGTTTACGCCGATTTCCGAAACGGAAAAGCGTTGTGAAAAACATGGGATTGATTACACCGAGCAGGTTTTCAAGCATTTTGTCCGGGGTTGTCCCAAATGCCGCGAGGAGGAAGAGGCGGAACGCGAAAGGCAGGCCGAAGCGGAACGTGAGGCCGAGCGGCGGAAATGGGTGAATGCGCAGATTGAACGCCGTATCGGTGCTTCGAAAATCCCGCCCCGTTTCATCGGCAAGACGGTGAAGGGCTACGAGGTTTCGGAAGGTAACGAGGGGCAGCGGTATGTGGCCGACCGCATCAAGGCGTATGCGATTGAGTTCAACGACGGCAAACATTCCGGCCGGTGTTTGGCTTTGCTGGGCAATGCGGGGACGGGCAAGACGCATTTGGCCTGTGCAATTGGCAATCATCTGCTGAAAAACTTGGGCAAGACGGCAAGGTTTACGACGGTTTCGGAGCTGAACCGCATTGTCCGCGAGGCCAAGAGTTTTTCCAGCGACGCTACGGAATCGCAGGTTATCGCGGATTTCGCCGGTTACGACTTGCTGATTATCGACGAAGTGGGGGTGCAGACGGGCACGGACGCGGAAAGCAAGGCTCTGTTCGATGTGTTCAACGAGCGGTATCAGAACCTGAAGCCGACGGTTTTGATTTCAAACTTGGATGCGGCAGGCTTTGTGCAGGCTGTCGGCAGGCGTATTGCTGACCGTGTGAAGGAGGACGGCGGCGAGATTTTGAGCTTCGACTGGGAGAGTCATCGTGCGTGAAACCTGCCTGCACTGCGCCCATGCCGACTTTGAAGCCACGAAAGGTTCTGAAATGCAAGGGTTTGCAAAGTGTTTGAAGGCGCGGAATTTTATCGAGCGGGCGATGTATCACCCGCGTTCGGACAGGTGCGACAAGGGTAAATTTGAGAAGGCGGTAAAACGTGATGGATGGGATGGAAATGACTAACGGAAAGGCCGGGGTTTCTGCGGGGGGTGGGAGGTGTGAAATGCCCGAATACATCCCCAGAGGCGGCCTGTGCATGAACTGCGCAAACTTCCGCCGCGATTGCAGCCGATTGGATTTTACCAAGATGCACGTCATCAAGATTTATTCTGACGGCGTGAAGGCTGTGAAATGTACCGAATACCACAAAGGGAAACAACATGGAATCCATTGATGAATTTTTGAAACGCTACGAGCAGCGCAGATGGTTGTACGCCCTAACTGCTCCGCTGCTTGTGCCGCTTATGTTTGTGCTGCTGTTTGTAATGTTTGCTTTAGTTGGTGCGTGGCTATTTGTAATTTCATGTTGGTACGAAAACAAGGAAAGCATCATGTTATATCCATTACGCTACTGGGCGATTTTGCGCGGGAGGAGGCAAGATGGCTAAGCGTAAATGCAAAGTATGCGGCACGGTGTTTGAAAAGCAGAGGCCGTTGCAGTTTGTTTGCTCCCCGGCCTGCGGCGTGAGGTATCAGCGCGATCAGAAGCGCAAGGCGGCCATCAAGTCGGAGCAGGCAGCCAAGCGCAAGGAGCGGGCGAAGGCGGCGGCAATGCGGCACAAGTTGGAAACGATACCGGAGCTGACGAAAAAGGCGCAGGCGGCGTTTAACCGTTACATCAGGTTGAGGGACAGGGGCAAGCCTTGCATCAGTTGCGGCAAGCCGTTGGGGGGCGAGCCGAACAGCTACGACGCCGGGCATTACCGCAGTGTGGGCAGTTCGCCGCATTTGCGTTTTGACGAGGGTAATGTGCACGGACAGTGCAAACACTGCAATTGCCATTTGTCGGGCAATGTGGTGGCGTATCGCCAAGGTTTGATTGGGCGTGTCGGGCTGGCCGAAGTGGAGCGCATCGAAGCCGACCAATCAGAGAAACATTACGGCAAGCAGGACTTGCGCGAACTGGCGGCGGAATACCGCAGGAAGGCGAGGGAGGTTGAATGATGCAATCCGTAACCTACCGCCTGCAAATCCAAAATATGCGCCCGCTGATGACGACTATCTGGAATAACCTGCAAGGTTGGCTGAAAGAAAGCCCTGATTTGGAAATCAGCATCCGACCGTACAAGTCGAAGCGCAGCACCGAACAAAACCGCCGCCTGTGGAAGATTTATCAGACTTTGGCCGAGCAGGCATGGGTATCCGGCAAACGGTTCAGTCAGGATGCGTGGCATGAATACTGCAAACGCCAATTCATCGGCAGCGAAGAGTTGCCGGACGGTTCGCAAATCGGCATTTCGACCACAACCCTTAATACCGGCGAGATGACCGATTATCAAAACCGCATCCAAGCATGGGCGGCGCAGGAATTTGGCATTATTTGGGAATTTTGAGGAGGGTTAAATGGAGTATGTGAGTGAGTTGGGCCGTAAGTTCGGCGAGGAGCATCATGCGGCCAAGTTGTCGGATGTGGATGTGGAGCGTGTGCGTGCGTTGAGTGAGCATGGTGTGCCTTATCGTGTGATTGGGGTGGTGTACGGGATGAGTGAGGACGGGGTGGCGAAGATTTGCCGGTATGAGCGTCGTAATGTGGTGGTGGCGAAGTGGAAGAAAGGGGGCGGGGCGTGATGGGCGGAAGGGGCCTTTTGCCTAGGCAGCAGCGGTTTGTTGAGGAGTATTTGGTTGATTTGAATGCGACGAGGGCGGCGGTTGCGGCGGGATACAGTGAGAAGTGGGCGGGTGTGAATGCGGATAAATTACTAAAAAATACTAATGTGGCGAAAGCTGTGCAGGAGGGGATGGCGGCGCGTTCAGCACGGACGGAGGTAACGCAGGATTGGGTGTTGCGGCGTTATGCGATGATTGCGGGGGTGGATAAGCGGCAGTTTTTTTATGACGACGGGTCGCTGAAGCCTGTGTCGGAGTGGACGGAGGAGATGGCGGCGGCGGTCGGGTCGTTTGATGCGGTGGAGTCGGGCGGCGGTGAGGGTGTGCCTGTGGTGTTGAAGCGGTTGCGGTTTTTGGACGGGAAGGCTGCTTTGGACAGTATGGCGCGGCATCTTGGGATGTTTAAGGATAAGGTCGAGGTGTCTGTGGATGAGTCGTTGGCGGAGCGGTTGGAGCGTGCGAGGAGTCGGTTGAATGACGGTTGATGTGGTGGAGATGGCGGCGGCTTGCCGGTATGACCCTTTGCTTTGGTCGTCGGTTGCTTATGATTGGGGTTATGGGGAGTTGGCGGGTTATGACGCGCCGCGCGAGTGGCAGCGGCGGGTGATGGCGGATATTAAAAATCATTTGGAAAATCCTGATACGCGGTTTATGCCGTTGATGATTGCGGTGGCGAGCGGGCACGGTATCGGTAAGTCGGCGCAAATCGGGATGTTGGTCAATTGGGCTTTGTCTACATGCGGGGATACTAAGGTCGTTATTACGAGTAATACGGAGACGCAGTTGAGGACTAAGACTGCGCCCGAGGTGTCTAAGTGGCAGCGGTTGAGTATCACGGCGGATTGGTTTTCGGATGCGGTGATGAGTATTTCGGCCAGAGATGAGGGGCATGCGAAGACGTGGCGAGCGGATTTTGTGCCGTGGTCGGAGCATAACACTGAGGCGTTTGCCGGTCTGCACAATAAGGGGCGGCGGATTGTGCTGGTGTTTGATGAGGCGTCGGCGATTGCGGACAGGGTGTGGGAGGTGGCGGAGGGTGCGCTGACGGATGAGGGGACGGAGATTATTTGGCTGGCGTTCGGTAATCCGACGAGGAATATCGGGCGTTTCCGCGAGTGTTTCCGCCGGTATAGGCATCGGTGGATAACTTACCAAATCGACAGCCGCACGGTGGAGGGGACGAATAAGGCGCAGATGCAGAAGTGGGCGGAGGACTACGGCGAGGAGTCGGATTTTTTTAAGGTGCGTGTGCGGGGGATGTTTCCGTCTGTGTCGGCGCGTCAGTTTATTTCGGAGGAGGATGTTTCTGTGGCTTTCGGGCGGGATGTGCCGGAGTCTCAGTATGGGTTTGCGCCTAAGGTTTTGACGGTTGACCCTGCGTGGGAGGGGGATGACGAGTTTGTGATCGGTCTGCGGCAGGGTTTGGTGTTCCGTGTGTTGAAGACGGTGGCGAAAAACGATAATGATTTAGTGGCCGCACGTTGGGTGGCGGACTTGGAGGATGAGCATCAGGCGGATGCGGTGTTTATTGACGGCGGCTTCGGGACGGGGATTAAGTCGGCCGGCGAGGGGATGGGGCGTGATTGGCAGTTGGTGTGGTTTGCCGCCAAGTCTGATGATGCGGGGTGTTTCAATAAGCGGGCGGAGATGTGGAAGGCGGCGCGAGATTGGCTGAAGGCAGGCGGGGCGATTCCGCCCGACCCGGTGTTGCGTGATGAGTTGCAGGCTCCTGAGTTGGTGTCGCGGGCGGATGGCAAAATCCAAATCGAGGCGAAGAAGGATATGAAGGCGCGGGGTGTGCCTAGTCCGAATAGGGCGGATGCGTTGGTTTTGTCGTTCGCGTTTCCTGTGCGTAAGCGGGGGGCGGGGCATGGGGCGTCGGCGGCGGCGTCGGCGCGGCGGGGGGTTGTGCTGCTTTGACA